ATTTTATAAAAACAATACGCTAATTTAAACCGATTTCTCTTACAATTAATTTCAGCCGTTCCATACATACCAGACGGAATAGAACCAGGCCGAACACTTACATCTCCTAACATTACAATGTGTGCAAACAACATATCAGTCAATATACCACGCAACATTCTAAGCGCAGTTTTACTGAACCCAAAATGCTTACACACTCTATAAATTATTGTATTTACACACCAAGCAATAACAAATGAGTTTGACACATCAAAAGCTTTATAATCTAATTCCATAATCAACTCAGAAAACTCTAATAATTCTTTTACCAACTTGTCAGCATCTTTATGAATATTTATTCCAACAGCTGACCCAAAAATTTCACCAAACTCTGGAAATAATGAAATAAAAGGGCCTAAATACTGTCTAGCAACAATTAAATCAGACAATTGTTGCATATAAAACAATCTAGTGTTGCCAGATGAACATTTTTCAATAGGACGAGGCTCATCTTTTAAAGCTACTTCAGCAACACCTCTCGCTGATACACCTTCATAATATGCTTTATATATATCAGCTAAATCCTTTTTCAAAAAATCATTTGGTTCACGAATCACAAAATTATCTGAATCATCAACAATAGGTAAGTGAATACCTTTACTGCCTTTTAAACCAAATCCAGCAGAGGTTGATGCATTTACACGTTTCATAAAATCATTATTACGTCTTCCATTAACTGCTTCTTCAACTGACAACGGCACTAACTCCGTTATTCCGTTTTTCTCCAACTCAGTTATTATATGTGTTGTAAATTCTTCAATAATCATATTACATATATCCATGTCTAGCGGTGGACAATTCGTATTCATTTTTGTCAAACCAATGTTATATGGATTATAATATTTACCATCTACAATCATTGGCTCCATCATTGGACGTCCATACTCCACAGAATGGTCATAATGTAAGATTTCCTTAAACATCTTTAACATAGGCTTCGCCATTTTAGTCTTAACCAATTTCGATGAATTATGTACATTAACTTTAAAATCCTTGACTTTACCATAAAAAAAATTATTTGGTACATATTCGTAACGCCACGAAGATTTTGGTGAAGGTTCTACCAACTCAAAATTAAATTCTCCTTGTGAAACAATTGGTACTAACTTGCTTTTATTATCCATCTGTTCCATCGCAGAGATTATCATCTCGTGCGTTAACAAAGTACCAAAACAGTTAGCGGTATTTTGCATACCTGCAAAATGTATTCCTAAAACTGCACAAGTTGAATCGACTTTAGCTACTATTGGCAAACCACAAATTCCATCTTTGTGAGGAAACCTATACCTAAGATAACCATTAACTTCAACGCTTACATATCTATCTTGTGGACGTATTACTCCTTTTTGGAAGTAAAAACAATCTGTCTCCACCTTATTAAACATGGCTTCACGCATACGTTGAGGAGGTATTCCTCGTATAAAGTGTTTGAATACTGGCTTAAAATGCATGCAATTCAATAAATTTATCATTGTCACATCATTATTTAAATGCAATAGACACGACTCATCATATTTCACATCAATTGTGTTCACATACTCGCCTTTAAA